CTGGTGCGCTTAACAAGCCTTTGGCGTGAAGCCTAGATTTCGCTGTAGAGGCAATAGGGACATCAGTCAAAGTGTCGTTTGTCTTTAGAACAGGAAGACCTTTAAACCCAAAGGGTAAAGCTGATTTTGGTACTTCGCCGCTTTGAAGCTCGCTACTTAATACAACTCTTATAAGATTAGACTTGTTTGAGTAAGCGCCTAAAGATACCAATTTTCTTTCAGATTCACTAGCGGCATCAAAGTTAAACTTAAGCCTTCGATCACCGATCATAGCACCAATAAACGACTCAGAGTCAGGATTTAAATTACAGTTTGAAAACTGCTCAATAATTTCAGGCGCCTGGTCGGAATCATTATACGATCGAACAAAAACTGTAAAAGTTCCGTAAGGGTTAAGTGCGTCAGTTGAACCCCTAATGTTTGCAATCGATATTTTGTATTCGCTGTTTGAAAAAGCACCATCATCCAGAGATTCAAAGTGAAACAGGTCAAATTCTTTTTTGCCAAATGGCTGAGAGATTATTTCAGTCGTCTTTGGTGTTGTATAGCGTGTGTCAAACCTACCGTAAGAAGACAAGAAAGATTGTCCTGCGGTATTGTTTGGAGACGTATTTCCAGAACCAGAGAGCATAGCAACGCCTATACCGTTGTTGGTCACAGCAGCCAAAGATGCCTCTACGTCATAAGCAGCATAAAGCAAGTGCTGCTCTTCTTCAAACTTCTCTGGATTTGTGTTAAGAACGTTTCTAATATAATTCTTGTCTCTTGGGTCAAGAGATGCAGTAAATATTTTAACACCTAGTTCTCCGTCTGTTGTTCCAAACGAATCATTTGAAGAAGAGACAAAGATTTTAAATTGATTTTTCATAGGGCCAGATGCCCCGAGCGCGCTGGTATTATCGCCGCCCTTCATATCAGGTGCGAACAAAGATGCACTTAGCACACCAACTGCAGAAGTATTTGTTGTAAAAATTACACCTCGAATGAGGTTAACAAATCCGTCTGCTCCTCCTCCTGGGAAAGAGTCGTTGTCAGTGAATATTCTAGGCGCATAAGTTTCGGATGCAGACACGTAGTGCCGAGCTGCAATCATTTGAACTGCGCCTTTTACTTGCCTGGGATCAGTTGTAATTGGTGCTACTTTAAAGCCAGCATTCTTTACAGATCCCTGCGATTCTGTTGTAGAAATATCAGCATCTGAAGCGTTTGCTCCGCCACCGAGAACTCTTACGTAGGTTGCAGCGCTAGATTGATTTAAAAACGCTTTAACGGCATACGGTCCAAATTTCTTAGAATCAAGATTTCCAAACTTTGTTTCAAAGTCTGCCATGCTACCAACGGTAACAGGAACAAATGCAGGGCCCCTCTCTGCGGTGCCAATAATGCCTGCGGGGGTGCCAAGAGGACCTTGGGTTCTTTGAGTAAGATCTATTTCGTTCTCAAATACGCCCGGAGATCTAAAAGTCTTTTCTGCCATGTGATTTATCTCCTACAGTAGTCACTATAGTAACGTAATAATTATTAGGAGAAAAGTCAAAAGTCTTTATATGTCATCAATCTTATTAATTATTCTAGAACTGACAACTGTTTCACCTTGTCGCTGGTTTCTTGTCAAGACTTTCAAGTACTCAATTTCGTCTTTTCCAGAAAACGGATTTCGGATCTTATTGACAGCTTTTAGATATTGAATTCTTCTATCTTCGATCTCATTTCCTGCAGTGTTTATTTGGTTGATATCATCTAATATAAATTTATCGATATCTCCTGTAGGGTCTGGAAGCTGTGAAGGATGCTCTACGATTGGAGCGTTTGCAGTAAATATTTCAAATGAGACATCGGGTGCAGAGACGTACCGCCTTACAGGATTCATCTGTCCAGGATTTTGTGTTCCAACTATGTAAGCTGGGACTGACATGTTGAAGGTGTATCTCACCAACCTCTCATCTTGAGAGAAATTATCAAAATTATCGGCGTTGGTCACGGAATTTGCTGCGTAGGCAACAAACCAATACCCTTTATCAGTCTCGATTTTAAATTGATTCCTGTTACCCGTGTATGAACTAACAAACTTTTCTATAAGTTGGTTCATATGTGACATGTATTGCGTCCAGAATGTAACCTCGTAATTCACAGTTATAAAATGAGGGAAAGGTATCGTAAGTATTTCAAATATATTGTCGCCTAAGTCAGGAGCAAGAAGTTTTCCCGTCTGGACGTTTATTGTCTCTTGACTTCTAGGGCGCCTAGAATTTACTGTTCCGGGCGTTGATCCTACTGGATTAGTAGATGTGCCATTGTGAGAATTATCTGCGACGTTATCTTGATTTTTTAAGCTTGGCTTGTTTATTAAGTTTTGATATCTAGGATCTTTAGCACTTAACTTTCTTTTGACTACTAAGTCGCCTACGTCAGCGAGCCTCTCTGTTGAAGGAGACTGGTCTATTGATGCACGTCTTATTGCAACTACCGGAAGAATGAGAGCACCTGCTGCATCACGCAGTGGTTTTCGACGCTTGACAATCGCAAATCTTTCTCCAGTTGCAAAAACAACTGGTACGTTTAGCGTTTTGCTTTTGTTCTCAATATTGAAATTTAACTGCTGGTCGAAAAGGTCAAAGAACGCTTTGTCGATGTCTTCAAGCCCGCAAGAAGGTAAGTGAAAGTCGTCAGGAATATTATTTCCGTCAAGACCTGAGGGTATGAAATCATTAGCACCATGTGGCTTTTTTAGATTATCTCTTGTAGACATTTTAATTACTCATCATCATAAAAAGAAGACGATTCACCTGACGTGGACCCTTTAGGCGAAACTTCTTGAGGTCCAGAAATCGGACGTTCAAGGACTTCACGTTTCTGGAGTTCTCTAACATCACCCGTTTTGCCTTCTTCATTGCTTTCAAAACCTCTTTGCTGTACAAAAGTTTCTTGAATTGCATCAGCGTCAGAATATTTTTCATCAGTAGGTCCAATAACGTGAGTAACGAACTGCTCTTTTCTTGCCTGTTTACCAATAAGCCTAAAGCCATCGCCATATTCAATTTGCCCAAACAGCTCTTTAATTTTTGTTGCAGAAGTAATCTCAAAGAAAACATCACCGTAGGAAAAGAAGTCGCCTACATCGATTTCAATTCCTTTGTCAATCAGATCTCGGTATTGGATGTACGCTTCAATATTTTGTGTCTCGTCTACGCCGAATTTTCCAATATTGTAAGAAGGTTCTTTATAGTTGACAAAACAATTTATCTCAACTGGGTTTTCAAAAATCTTTTCGGGCGCTTCATCGTAAAGAGTGTTGATCTTTGTTTTAGTAAGAGAGATAGAATAGTAGTAGATCTTTTGACCTACAACGTCTTTTATCAGTTCTTTTGTGAGATCATTGACTAAATCAATTTCTCTAGGTGTGATAAATAGTCTACCCAATTTCTACCCTACCCCATTGTAATTGCACGGCCGTTTGGAACCGGTACTGTTTTAAGTTGACGCTGTATATTTTCAGCTTTAGTAGCATTCATTTCAATAATTTTATCATATGTAAGAGACTCTAGCATTTCTCGAAGCTTTCCGTTTAGCTCTTTTTTATCTTCTCTTCCCTGACTTACTAGGGTAGTGCCGTCGAGCTGGACTGTGCTATTGGGAATTGGCATTGTAGAAAACTTAGATCTAACATGCCCTAGCAGCTCTGTTGCTAAAGCCAATGTATATTGCCTTACCCACTGTCTACCAATACTATTAACTCTGGAGTACTGGAGGTCTCCGAACGGGACATTTGATAAATTTGAAACACCGAATATTGTATCGTCTTTAAACGGAGGATCAAGAGGATCTGGGACGAAACCTACTCTAACCCAAAGGTTTCTATTAGTTTGATCTCCAGTAGGCATAGGAAATATTCTAATTTTTGTTCCTATTACCTTGTAGTAGTAATTTGATCGTCGAACTCTTGCAGAGACGTTCATTTGACCTGCTCTTAAGATATCTTCAAAAACAGGAAGTACATAAAAAATTGTCTCGGGTGTAAAAGACTCGAAAGAAAATTCATTATTTAGATAATTGATCGCAGAAGTTGTATCGAAAAACCTATAGGCGGCTTGTGGATTGAAATGAAACACTTCTTGAATTTTCATTCTTGTGCTG